AAGCATCAATTACAGTTCTACAATGCACTGTTTGATTATGGTTTCGATGGAGTCGTTCCCGACAATCTTCCCGGAGGCGCCGCTGCGCTCTTCAATGCCTTGAAACCACAGATAGATGCGAACAATAGACGCTATGAAAATGGATGCAAAGGAGGGAGACCAAAGTCTAACCAAACCGAAACCAAACCAAAACCAAACAATAACCAAAGCATAACCAAACCCAAACCTAATGACAATGTAAATGTAAATGATAATGACAATGTATATGTAAATGGAAATGTACATGTACATGACAACGACAATGCGCTCGGTTCGAGCGGTGGTGGTGGTGAGGACAAATACAACATTTTCAAATTACTCGGAGGAGAGGGTATAGATGCCGTCTATAACGCATATCCCGAGAGTGGAGGCTATTTGATACAGGAGGTCTATGAGGATGTCATGTCCAAGAAGAAGACCGTCAAAAATCCTGTTGCCTATGTGCTTGGTTATGCCAAGAAGGTCAAATGGGATGACAAAGCTGATCACTTTACGGAGGCGATGTAATTGGACAGACAATGCGAGATATGCGGCTGCCGTTATCCTGAGAGGTGGATGATGACCGTCTTCACCGGCAGGACCCACTGGATATGCTGGGACTGCTACAAGAAGGGTCACGGCGAGGCCGCAGGGTTCGAGATCAAAAATAGGAAGAAGAAGGAGAAGGAATGGAACAAATGAATGCAGGAATAGTAGCGGAGATCTGCCGGAAGAGACACCAGCCGGGTGCGCTCGTTATGGTCAGTGTGCAAACCGATGGAGCGCAGATAAAGAACCCGGCGGCGAAGTTCAACGGACAGACATTCAGGATAGAGTACAAGCACCAGCCGAAGCCGACTGTGAGACCACAGTTCACTCTTGTGGGATGTGAGTCGGAATACGGCCTGCCGTACTGGTTTACAGAGGAGCAGCTGATACTGATATGAGTGATTACATCAAGAGAGAGGATGCGATATTCGTAGCACTTCAGCAACCACTCTATTCAGTGGTGTCACAGATCAAACAGCTGGAAGGCATCGATATCGTGAAATGCAAGGACTGTAAGTCTTGGAGGTCGGATGGCGGAGCATTGATGCTCTGTGAGATATCTCAGAGCTTGACCCTTGAGGATGACTATTGCTCGTTCGGAGAAAGGAAAAGCGATGAGTAGATACATAGACGCAGATGCGGTCATAGAAAAGAAATGGCAAGCCGAAAGCGAAGCGTGTTTTTACGCATTGGAAGATGTTGTGAGCGTAACCGACATCGAAGAAGCACCGAGCATCGACATAGTGCGGTGCAAGGAATGTCGGCATTGGTGTTGCCATAATGATGTGGATTATGACCAATCAAAGTTCACATATTATTGCGAGGTACACGGCATTTCCTTTGAAGGTGATGACTATTGCTCATTCGGAGAAAGAGAGGGCGAGTGAGTAGATGAGTGAATGGAATATTGTGCAAGGTGATTGCACGGAGTTGATAGATGAATACATAGATGGGTTTACTGTTATAGTAACTGATCCGCCATTTAATATCGGATATCACTACAAAGGTTACAATGACCGTATTAGAAATGACATATATCTGAATATGGTGGGAGGAATATTAAAAAAAGCACCGAGTGTGCTTATACACTACCCAGAGGACATCGTGAAAGTGTCTATGGAAATGGGCGTTGCTCCTACGAGGATAATATCATGGGTATACAACAGCAATACAAAGCGACAACACCGAGATATAGCATTTTACGGTATTGATCCGAGATTTTCCGAGGTTAAACAGCCTTATAAAAATCCAAACGACAAAAGGATAAAGGCGTTGATAGCCAAAGGGAGCAAGGGAACTAATGTATACGATTGGTGGAACATTAATCAAGTGAAAAATGTAAGCAAGGAAAAAACATCACACCCTTGTCAAATGCCATTAGAAGTAATGGATAGGATAATTAAATTGTTGCCAAAAGGCGTAAAAGTTATAGACCCATTTTGTGGCAGTGGAACAACAGGCGTGGCTTGTTTACGAAACGGTGTTGACTTTATTGGGATAGAAATTGTTGAGGAATATGCCAATATAGCAGTAGAAAGATTATCAGCCGAGCAGACCGAGCCAACTATTTCCAAAATGGAACAAGTTGATAAGGACATAAATGTCCGTAGCAAGACCGAGCCACAGACGGATTGCTCGTGGAAGTGAGAATGATGACAGCAAAAGAATTTTTGAGACAGTATGAAGAGGCTGATAGGAAGGCCAGGCAGCATAAGGCCGAATATGACAAGGAGCTTGAATTGATAGGGTCGCTCTCTGTCAAGATGGACGGTATGCCGCATGGATCCAATATATCCAAGCCTACCGAGGAGGCAGCTCTCAAGCTGGCCGATAAGGCTCTCACGTGGAAGATGGCAGAGATTGACGCTATACGGATAAGGCAGATAGTTTATGATACGATACACGATATCCCGGGGATAGAGGGTCAGGTCCTGTATGAGCGTTATATCAATCTGCATAAGTGGGAGGAGATATGTGTTCTCGTCCACTATTCATGGCAGGGAGTCCACAAGGTCCACAAGAGGGCGCTCCTCATCGTAGAGAGTAGATTGAAGTAGACACTATAGGGTCTATATAGTATATGCGAGGAAATGAGAACAGCCTCACAGCATCTGCTTCATTCTTTTGAATTCATATTTATCACCTTTCGGTAAGAGAGCCCTCGGGCTCTTTTGCTTTTGGAGGAAAAATGGCGAACGAACAAAACTTAATGCCAATCGCCGAAGTGAACTCGAGAAGAACTCGAGAGCAACACAGCGAAGACAGCCGCAAAGGTGGTGTTCGTTCCGGCGAAGTAAGGCGTGAGAACAAGTTAATAAAGGACCGCATCCTTGAGCGCATGGGAGCAAGTGACTGGGATGAGTACATCGACGGTATCATCGCCAGGGCAAAGGACAGTACGCAGGGTGCTGAGTTCTTCAGAGACACCATCGGCGAGAAGCCTAAAGACTCACTGAAGGTCCAGGGCGACAACATCGAGATAAGGATACACAATGCTGGCTGATGTTTATATCAACGGAGCATATCTGCCATATCTTTATGATTACGATCACCGCTTCGAGGTCTACTACGGAGGAGCCGGTTCAGGCAAGTCCGTATTCATAGCGCAGAAGCTCATCATCAAGGCGCTGAAGGAAAAGCGCAAGATACTCGTGATGAGGAAGGTAGGGTCTACGATAAAGGACTCAGTATGGCAGCTGGTGCTTAACATGATGAGCGAGTGGGGTCTTGCCGGCGGATATAACGTGAACAAGACCACGTTTTCCGTTGAGCTCTTTAACGGCTCGATGTTCCTGTTCAAAGGTATGGACGACTCTGAAAAGATAAAGTCCATTACCGATATCACAGACATATGGCTTGAAGAGTCGACGGAGTTCACAGAGGAAGACGTTGACCAGCTTAACCTCAGGCTACGTGCAGACGTTAGCGGCCTGCAGATGTTCTTCAGCTTCAACCCTGTGAGCAAAGCCAACTGGGTGTACAGACGCTGGTTCAAGGACGGCGCGATCGTGACAGACGACACGGTCATACACAAGAGCACCTACAAGGACAATCGTTTCCTCCCGGATGACTACATCACGACCATCGAGAAGATGGCGAGGACGAACCCGACGTATTACCGCATATATGCGCTGGGTGAGTTCGCAAGCCTTGACAAGCTGGTCTTCAACAACTGGAGCATCGGACGGATAGAGGACACACACGACTGGAACCTCTTATGCGGTCTCGACTTCGGATTCACTAACGATCCGACAGCCTTCGTGGTGTCGTTCCTAAAGGACAACACCCTCTTCATCGGCAAGGAATACGTGAAGACAGGGCTCCTGAATGACCAGATAGCAAGAGTCATCACAGAGCTCGGCTTTTCAAAGAGCACCATCATAGGCGACTCTGCGGAGGTCAAGAGCATCGAGGAGCTGAGGCGAGCAGGCCTGTACAGGATCTATCCTGCCGCCAAGGGACAAGGCTCCGTCCTTCAGGGCATACAGAAACTTCAGCAGCTCGACATCATCGTGGCGCCTGAGTGTGAGCACGTGATAACCGAGCTGCAGAATTATGCCTGGAAGAAGGACAAGGCATCAG